TCGTCGTGTAACGCGAAGAGAAAGTCATCCAGTACGTGTTCGCGGCGTCAGCTCCTTGCGCCACCAGCGACCACGAAGCTTGATTGTTGCAAGACAACCAACTCGGGAACGTGAATGCGTATTCGTCGACCGTACCGTCGTAAGACGTGCGCCACACGTCGCCCGTCGAACTGTAGCCATCGACACCATACACCTGATAGTAGATATACCCACCGGACGCGGTGTGCTCGAATGACGGACTTCGTGATATGGGTTTCCACACCAGCGCACCCGCATCAACCGTGAGCCAAGACCGTGTCCAGTCTGGGTAGAAGGCGCTGTATGCCGGGAGGAGATACCCAAGGGTGGCGTCCGGCACGTAGTTGATGCCAGCTTGTCTGCCTTTCATGTCTTTCGTCGTGATGTCTGCCTTGCCTGTTTTCCCTGCTGGTGGTTTCGCGTGGACTTTCTGCGTTGTGGCTTGAACGTCATCCGGCCGCTTGGCATCTGGTTTCGCATCTTCTGGTTGTGGCTGACGTGGTTTGGCACGAATGTTCTGCGGCAACCGAAGTCGTCGTCCTCCTCGAGCCACGACTTTGATGTCGGACTTTTCGTCCTTCCCACTTGGTATCTTCGCACGGATTGTTTGAGTGAGTGGCATTATTCAATCACCACATCATCCGCTTCTACACCATCGAAGAACACCTTGATGCCCTTCGTGAATCCAACACCAGTCATCTCCAGATAATTCGGATACAAGATACTCTTCTTGACCGAGTAGATCTGTGGAAGAACAGGCACGTGCGGAACGACTTTCGGTTCTGGTTTCGTCAGCGCCATCAGTAGGTCTGTCAGATCCATGCGCATCGACGATGCGGTCACAGTGTACCGAGGTGTCAACGTATCCGACTCATCGTGGATCTGATCAATCGTCACATCCTGAATCAGGAAGTCTCCAAAGCATGGAGGAGACACCATGTTGACATGAACGGTCTTGCCGCAGACTGTCTTCTTATCGCGCGTTGCGTATCGGATCGTGACGATGGGCCACGCATAGAGTTCAATTTCCGCCGCCGCGCGAGCGCGCATCTGCTCGTCTGTGACCAACGTTTTGTCGACAATGGTATACTCGTAGATGCCATCAGTGCCTGGTTCTGCCAACTGCATGGCCGCTTGCGATTCGAGGTCATCATACTGGAAGAAGCGGCTGATTGTCGATCCTTCTGCAACCGTGAACTCTGGACAATCAAGGATGACATCCCGACCGACAACGAGATCTGGAATAGTGTCCCGCGTTGATGGTAATGCTGCGTAGACACCCTTACAATCCCACGTCGTGACCTTGAGAGTTTTCGCATCTATCAACCGAACTGTGCCACCCGTTGATGGCAAGAACGATCCATCAGACAACTGGAGATAGTGCGGATCGAACTCAGTGCCAGTCTGCGGCTGGCTCCAGCGTGCTTTCGGGTCGGGAAGACTTCCCGGAGGAGGACCAACACGTGCCGTGGTCACAGTCTTGCCTTGAGTCGGATTTCCATCGGGACAATCCACTGCGACCGTGGTTGATGCTCCCACAACGAAGATGTGATTGCGCAGCTGCGACACGTCACGAGTGACCGTGAATGGCTGACTTCCTGAATCTCCATGTAGCAAGTCAGTGTTGGCATCGGTCAGATCGCCGACAGCGTCGATGTTTTCTAGATCCGCAGGAGGAGCAACCGGATCAGCGTAGAAATTGAGGCTCGGGACGTTCCCCTGCCCGATCATCGGGAGAGGCCACGTCACATCGAGTGTCGTCTGTGCATTCCCGGGAACGACAAGCAAACCAGAGAGGATGCTCGTCGGTTTCTTCCAGTCGGGTTCTGCGTAAAGCGTGTCTTCGGTGCCAACCAACGCTCCCAGGCACACGTACACGAGGCGCGCGACGATGTCCGTTGTGTGATTCGGTGGACCCGGTTCAATTCCGCTCAGAGTGAATCCTGCAATCGGCAACGACGAATTCGTGGCGGTGCCAACTGTTGTTGATGCGACACTCGCCCATGACACTGATCCGTCGCGATACAGATATGCCGTGCGGAAATTCAACCACGCTCGACCGATGCCCATCTCTGACAGCAATGTGACCACAGATGGTGCTTTGGTCGGAGCAGGAATGAACGCTGTGTATGGAACCCACGGGATCTGCACTGTCGTCGCAATTGGCACAGCCAGAGCGTCGCCCGAGCCGATCTGCCCGAAGAGTGTGGTGAACTCCTCAGTCACGTTGTCGTTGACCTGGCAGAATTTCGCTGGTCGCGACAGAGTAGCTCCACCATCACCAAGCCACTGACAGTAGATCCGACGAGCAGTGCACGCAATAACACCTGCGTCTGCTCCCAAGCGAAGCGTGTCACCAGGGATGGTTCCTTCACCCCACCACTCCGCGTCGCCGGCTGCAGATGTCGCTGAGACGCCGATGCTGTTGCCGGCCGCACCAGCCGTGACCGCACTGCACGTTCGCGTCTCGAGCGTGCCTGGAGGACCCCAGTGACCGGGAGCAGAGTACAGCATCGCATCGGGATTCGCCGTCGTCGTTGCCGCGTAATCCACACCAACAACGCCACCAGATGCTTGTGTCGCGAACATCAACTTGTCGAGCGTCTCATTGAGGTTCGGACCAATGGCCACGTTGCCATCGACATCTGTCAGCACATCCTGGAACGTGTAGGTGCGACTACCGATGGTGACCGTGTCATCGTCTTCGAAGTTCGTGGCCTTGTGGAAGAATAGGTAGGCATACGTCGCGGCGTATGTCCGATCAACGCCGAGTGGCACACTCGTGAAATAGAATTGCCCAAGACCATCACCATGTACCATGTTTGCACAGGACTGCAGAGACGATTCTGCTCCATCTGCCCAGACGAACGTGTGTCGAAAGATGTAGTATCCGACTGGATATGTAAATCCTGGATATGTCTGCACAGGAGCGACGGTCATGTAAGCCGTCGGAGTCATGGGTTCTCCGGGATATGGCATCACCGGAATAGGCGGAACAACTGGTTTCGCAACAGCCGCAGTCGCCGTGAACACATGGACGTCTTTGCTGTAGTCAACCTTCCACTTGGCACGAGCTGCAGAAACGACCTCGCTCAAACACGTTGTGAAATCTCTTGTCCCATCGAACGACACTGTAACCTTGTCCAGACCAGACTGCACATAAGCAGTGGTGAAACCAGGCGCGAAGCGTGTCACCATGTCTTTGACGATGTCAGTGGCGCTCGTGTCGAAGTACGCACCAATCGGTCTCTTGCGATTCAATTTCGGTGTGAAGTCCATCGCATTCACTTGGAATGCGAGTTGATCGGTCTGACCTTCGTAGGCTTCGCTGATCGTCTGCGCGAATCCTGCGAAGAGCACCCGATTTCCATCCTGACTATCAACGATCTGCACCACTTCACTTGCAGTTGGTAGATTGCTCGCTCCATCTACAACGAACGACGCAGAGTTTGGATTGTTCCCAAGTGTCTCTCGAATTGAAACACCAGGAGAACGTCGAATATCGCCACCACGACCAAGTGTCGTCCACTTGAACCCATTGTAGACCGTAGTCACACGTCCACTGGGATCAGTGATGACAATGTCCCCAGCACCTTCTACATGCGCTGGTGTCAAGAACGAATAGTGCTCCGTATCCACGAACACGACGTTCTGCGCGAATCCACTGCCAACCGTGATGGTAGATCCAGTGACGAAGTTCAGTCCCGACAACAGCACGCGTGTCGATCCCATCGTGGTGCCATAGTTGGGAGAGACATTCGTGACAGTGGTCGTGTAGTATGTGAACGCATCAGTCAACGTGCCGATCTGTGACCCGCATCGCACGCTCACTGCCACTACACCAGTCGAAGAATAGACTGGTGTGTGGCACGTGATCGTCTGTCGGTCTACGACAACAACGCTTGTAGCCAGTGCTGTGCCGAACCGAACGATCGGCGGAGTCCCACTCCCATCGCCACGGAAGTTCAAACCAGTGATGGTGATGTCATCGCCACCACTGTTGAATCCCGTGATGACATCCAAGGCGATCACGACAGGCGTCGTGTCATCGGCTGCACCAGCAGCACGACGAAAGCGCCAAGGACCGAGCATTCGGTTCAGCATGATATCAGGACCTCTGGAGCATACATGGTTGAGAATCTTCTGTCCGTAGTCGAGTCTGATGACTATGGCATTTCGGACAGTTACCCGTTGCGGCCGGCTGTTGCCAGAGATAGCCGCACGCTTCGCACGTGAAGCGATTGAGCATCCGCATTGGGTTTGCGCGAAGAGCTGCGATCATCTCTTCGCGTGTTGGTTCTTCGTTCATGACACTCCTAGTTGAGCAACGACACGGAGTACTGCTGACAGGTCAGCTCGCCAGTAGCTGCCGTCTGGGTAAAGTAGAAATCCACGACGTTGGACACCGTCGAGTCAAACGTCGCACCAACTGCTGGTGCCGCGTTCCACGGAAGCATCGCCACAAGCGATCCCTTCGGAGCAGTCGCGGGCACACCAAGGATGTCCTCACTGATGAAGATCCCATGGCCCATCAGTTCTGCGACTGTACCGATCTTGCGAACCGTGAGCTCGATCTCGAGCCACCAGCCGACATCCGTGTGCGCGGCGACGGAGTCAAGCAGAACAGCGAGACTGTCGAAGACCACGTCCGTGCCGAAGCGCACATCGAAGCGCGCAGTTCCCGGCGTCGTGATGAGCGACGTGATCTTGCCAGCTGCACGAATCAGGATCTTGCGCCCGATCTGGCACCAATTCGGGGGAAGAGTGAACTTCGCAGCAGCCGGGATGCACGAAGCAGCTGCTGCTGCCGTCAACGCAGCGCCATCAATCTGCGATGTGATGACGGTTTCCGAGAACGTCTGACCATTGAGCATATTCGTGTCTCCTATGAGCCGTAGCTGAATTGACGAACAGACTGCAACTTGCGCATGATTTCGTCACTGATCTGACGAGCAACATCGGCTGCAGTCCCATTGACATAGTTGTGAACTACGATGCTGCTGCCTCCTACTCCTCCACCACCGGATTCACCAAGAGGAACGATGGCTTCCTTCCCGTGCAGCATCACTAGAGTGCCATCACCGAAGTCCCCAACACCACCCTTGATGAAGCCAGGAATTCGCGGGCCTTGTGGTGCGGGCATCGTCCCATCTTCAACCATTTTCGAGAGAGCCTTCTTGACGTTGTGCGCGCCAACCACGAACTGCAGTTTATCAGCAACAGCGCGATAGCCGAGGATCTCACCGTAAGAGTAGCCGGCCATGGCCATGCCTTCTGCCACGTCCATCGACATCTGGATGTGCGCTGCGGCCATGGAATCTCTGAACGTGTCCTTGGTCACTGCCCACGACCCACCCGATGTCGGTGTGTTACGCGCTTCTACGTCTGCTACGGTCGCTTGGTAAAGCGCCGACATATGGCCAGCGAGAACTTGCACCTGAGTAGTCATTCTTTCAACAGATGCAGTGCCAGCATCAATGTTATCCGCAACGCGAGCTGCTTCCACACCGATCTGAGCCCACGCATTGACCTCCATGCGAAGACCATCAACACGTGCTCTCTGTTCCTCGATGGCAACACGTTGATATTCGTTTCCAGCATAAAGCATCATGCTGTAGCGTTCTTCAGCACGACGAAGTTCTGCTTCGTGATACGTTAGCGACAACTGATCTTGAGCAATCAGGTTGTCTTCAACATCAGCAAGATCCCGATCGCGCATTGCGGTCAGTTCTCGATAGAACTCTTCGCTGGTGTTATGTTTCTTCCGAGCATCCTCTTCGTATTTCGCGTACTCTTTGTTGATCTTCGCGATTGCCTGTTCCAGATCGGTGCCATACATCTCCGCCCTTTTCTCAAAGTAAGTGGCATCGACTTTGGCCAGAAGAGCAGTGCCTTCTTTCGCATTCTTGACCTGCTCTTCGTATCCCTTCTTGATCGCTTCCATCGCGACGGAATTCTGGCCATAGAACACAGCCAGTTTGTCCAGAGCGATCCCAGCATCAAGCCAGTGCTGGATCTGCTTCACCATGACAGGATCAAGCTTCTCGAGCTGCGTTCTCCATCCCTCACCGAATTCGATGGCCTTCCCACCAGCAGCGGTCATCTCCTTCAGCGCCTCGTCGTAGATCTTCTGCTTTTCAGCAGACCGTTCAGTGAAAAGCGCATTCTTTTCCTGAGACTTGCTCTGATTGTCCAGAGCTTCAACAGACGATTGGATAGCGACAACTTGCTTCTTTACAGAATCGGAAACCCCATCGTTTGCCATCGCAGCAGCAGCAGCCTTGACTGCTTCATCCGTCAACGCTTTCGCATGAGATTCCGCAGCAGCAGCAGCAGTATCAGTGTAGACGATTCCCTTGCGATGCGCCGCAGTGTAGACTTCTTCTGCTGCCGTACCAGCATTCTTTGCTTCGGTATGGGCAACTTGTGTATCCCGAGCCTTGATCATCGCAGCTCGAACATCCGAAACCGTGTTCATGACTTTTCCGAGACCGGCTTCGAATGCTGCTTGAGCTTTCTCGTCCTTGTCGAGCTGATCGGCCCATTCAACCTGAGCCTGAACAGTCAGTGCCAACTGCTCCTTCATGTCAGCCAGAGCTTCCTTCGCTCCCGGCCAACCCATCGCAGTGCCGACTTCGTACGCAGCAACAGCAATCTGCTTCAATCCCACCTCGGTATCATAGATCCCGAGCATGAGATAATCGATGCCTTCTTTTCCAGTGTACCAAACTTCTCCAAGCACACCGGCCAGCAGAACACCACCATCAGCAACATAGGTCAATCCTATGGCCATGTCGTTGATGATGGAAACGATTTTCGCAGCTGCCGTCTGATTGGTAGAACCGAATGCAAGATTGATAGCATCGTTGATGCTATCGAATCCAGCGATGATCACGGGAGAATCCATGATCGTCTTGCCAAGCTGCTCTTGGAAATCTGCCCATCTGACTTCCGCTGCCTTGATCTTATCCGACATGCGAATCGTAGTCTCACCAACACGTTCGGTGGCCTTCGATGCACGTTCTAAGATTTCAGTGCGGATAGCTTCCAATTTCCCTTCAGTGGTGAGCTGATCTGTCGTGACACCAAGCGAAGCTGCGTATTTCTTCTCAGCTTCGGTTGAATCAATCTTCCCAACGAGATTCATGATGCCACGAGTGCGGCCAGTCACCATCGCCTGATTCAACCGATCGAACGCACCAGCAGCATCAACACCAGTCGCCTTTCCAAGAGCAAACGCACCCTCTGCCAATTTCGCCATCTGATCTGCTGTCATCTTCAATCCGACAGTCAGATTCTCATTCACGCGACGCATGATGTCAGAATCGTCAATCGTCCCGTGCATCGCCGTGACGACTTTCGACGTGATCTCGTCGCCAAGAAGACCAGCCGACTTGGTCATGTAAGCGAACGCATCTTCGATGTCGGCGATTCCCACACCAGCCTTGATGACGTCTTCGATACTCCCGACAACAGCATTCGCAGCACCTTTGAACAGGTCAAGCGCACCTTGTCCAAGAGCTACGGCCGATGCCATCTTGGTGACAGATCCAGCAGATTCTTCTGCCTTGGCATCGAACTTGGCGATGGCTGTTTCGACTGAACTCAGGACATTCGTCAGACGATCTTCGAGTTCAATTCTTCCAGCCAACGTTCCGATATCGAGAGGTTCTGCCATTGGTCACCGCCTCTTTTTCCGACGCTCTTCGCTTCCAGATGCTGCTACCATCATCTGAGCGATCAGCTTCATTTCCTGCCAGGATTTCGCTTCTACCTTCTTCGGAACTTCCTCATCGACAAATTCAAGAAGAAAATCCTTGACATGAAAGTGCTTTTTTCCGCCATGAACCGCGATCAAGGTATTGGCAGTGGCCGCACAGATTGATGCTGCTTGCCAATCTCCCCGCACATCACCGATAGGGCACGTCGCATCGTATTCCATCCACTCTTCGAGTTGCTGCCACGTCAATGATCGCAACATCGCATCGACGTTTACTCGACCGGTGGCAAGGGCGAGACGATATGCGAAACGTCTTGCGGCGTTTCGCTTGATTCGTTTTTTACCAGCTCTCCCTTTGGTCTCGAGCGAAGTCCGTTGAGCATGAGGCAGCGATTGACGAGCAAACCATTCTCCATCGCATCATGCTCCGACAGGCGTGTGACAGCAGCTTCTCGCTTGTCCGCGGGGATGCGAGACCCATCCGGATTGACGATGCTTTTCACTGCGAGACGAAGACCAGCGAACTTCTTGGTCGCCGGATTTTCGTTCTCCTCGAACCATTCGAGGATGTCGGCGGACGACACCGATCCGATCTTGAGGATCCCTCTCTTCTTGCCACCGATGGCACCACCACCGATTTCGACATCCTCGTATCGAATGTCCGGCTCCGCCAAGAACTCGTCAAAAGAAAGCACCTTTTCGCTGCTCACACACACCTCCATCTACCAAGGACGAATGCCAACGAGACCCAACACGTTGAACTGTGACATCGACTGACTTCTCGAATCGAATCCTCCATCAAACGGAAGTTGCTGCGGTGCGATCTTGAGATACCAACCAGAGTTGATCCATTGATTTCGGACAACCACAAATGCATCGTATGCCAGATGCGCAAGAGCCCTCGCCTTGTCTTGATCATCCGCACGAGCTGTGATCTGAGCACCAGGACGCACCATCGCGGGACGGATCACTGCGTTGTGCGTGTTATCCGCACCAGATCCACCTGTTTCGACAATGGAAATGATGCCAGATGGAAGCATCGGAAGAGCAGCCTTCGTTGAAGTGAAGATGTTCTCTCCGTATGTCCCAACACCATCCTGCTCAAGGACAGTAACCAGATCACCAAGCCAACTGCTCGGGCCATCATACGCCATGATCTACTCCAGTGTCAGCACACGATTCATCTGGATCCGTGCTGCGACTCGCTTCCCCATGTGCTTCCGGCTCTCAAGGATCGTGGACTCAATGAACTTCGGTCCTGTTCCTGGCACGTTCCACTTGATCCTCGAATGCGGTGGTTGCCACGTCGGCGGCGAATGCTCCGAAAGATGCTCATGCACAGCAATCGCATACGGAGCTGATGGGCCACCAGCAACGATCCGAACGAAGACCGACTTGTCTTCCCACTCAGGACCCACGACATGGATGGACGCCCTCAGTGCTCCGCCACCAGGAGCGACAGGACATCGTCTCTTTGATTCTGTCGCTTCAATCTGGGCTTCCTGGTACAGAGCTTTCTCCACCTCGAATGGGTACTGCTTCTTCGTCTGGGATATCCGCCGGATCATTTCCTGCGCTCCCTTGAACTTGAACGCCGGCATATACGATCTCCAGTTCTGCTGCGAAAGCTTCTCCAACATTCTCCCAACGAAATTCAGGTCTTCGAACCAGCTCTAGTCCTCGTTGACGATAGCGTGCCCAGACTTGCCCATGGTGTGATTCATAGAACATGTCCAGTGCTTCGATGACACGTTCCTTGTCAGCAATACCACCGATGCTGTTGATGCGACCAGGAGTGGTAATGCTCGTTGGGCACGGAACTTTGACGACTGAATCTCCCGGCCATTCGCCGAGTGCCGACCAATCAGGAACGATCTGTGGGACGCCACATGCCATTCCTTCCATCGTGCAGAGTCCCCATCCTTCTCCCTGCGACGTTGTCAACTGCACATCGAATGACTGATAGGTCAGCGCCAAGTCAGCCTCAGTCAGTCCTCTCCACACTTCTGGTTCCGACAATATCAACCGGCCACGCAGATCGTGATAGTGCACGAGTTGTTCGCAGTCGTATCCGTGATCGCCTGTCGGTGCGACGTGCAGATACAAGAACACATCGCGCAAACTACGTCTCTTGACCCACTCGGCGACGTATGAAATTGTTAGATCCAGACGCTTTCGTGGCTGGTTCCGATTGATGTTGCCGATGATGAACGCGTTGTCTGGGACACCCGGCAGTCCAATCGTCTGGCGCGCAACCACACGACTCGCCGGCTTGTAGATGTTCAGGTCAACACCAAGACCAACGACGCCGCTCGGAATTCGCATCCCGCCTTGCAGTGCTTCCTGCTGCGCGAACTTCGTCCAGAAGATCGCACGGTTCAACTTGTTGAGCGCGAGCCCACGACAGTTCTTACCATCAACCGCGATCGCGCCAACAACCTTCCCAGTGTAGCCTTTTAACTGATCCGTGTATGCTGGGATATTCCACGGATCGTTCTGAATGACAATCAACTCGGGTTGCAACCGAGCCACCATGTCTGCGATTCGCTTGACGCCAAAGAAGTCCCCTCCCAGATACGCTGGGAAGATCGGATACGGAAATTCATGTGGATCACCTCGGTAGTTCAATCCGAGGACAGCCACATCCCACGTTCGCCGGAGTACTTCCAGCGTGTGGTGTGTACATCGTGCGAACCCAGAGTCGCATGCCGCGTCGCCCACCCACAGCAGCTTTCTCACAGAATCTTCCTCCTACCATTACAACGAGATTTCCATGATCCGATGCTGATTTGCACCGAATCCCGCCACGACTTCCACCCACGTCACTGCGCCGATCGTTGAGCAAAGTTCGCGAAGCGTGTCCTCGTTGTATCCGCGCACCATGTACGGATGGCCACCTTCCACACGAGCTTTGCCCCACACACCATCTTCATGATTCGCTTCGATGAGAACGATGCGTTTGGCGACACGCGCCATCTCACGCATGACTTGGTAGGGGTCGAACACATACTCGATGACACCGAGTAGAGTGACCACATCAGCGAACTTGTCAGGAAAGGGAAGAGCCTCGGCTCCAGAGACTTGCGCAGACGCCAGACGCGTCTTCGCGATCTCAACCAGCGAAGGCGAGAGATCAACGCCGTGGACCTGACAATCCTTGTGCAGGAACTCGGGAAGATAGCCACTGTTGCACCCAACATCAACGATCACCTCTCCCTGTCGAATGCGCGAACACGTGCGCTGCATCTTACGGATCTGCAGATCATTCCACCACGTCTCACGGAGATTGTACGGATACTCCGTGAATCGATCGTTGTTTTCGCGCACACCAAGATTGTCAGCCATTGAGTCCTCTATAACTGAAGTCGTATCCCTTGAATCCGTGGAACCGACCAACTACATTTCGCATTGAGCGACCATTGATCAGTGTCGAATCATCACCAAGATGTTCTACGAAACATGGGACTGGTGTCAGCAAGTGATCACTTGACGAAACAGTCGCATGCCACCGTGCGATTTCAAGATCGAATCCTTGCCGTGTCGCAACGTCACGATTGAAGAACGCAACGAGTGATGGCACCATCGTTGCCCGCACCACAAAGGCCACTGAGCAGTAGTAGTCCTTCAGCGGATAAGTCCACATTGGAGGTTTCCAATTGAACACTTCCGCATATTGCGCACCGAGCGGATAGATGTGCACGTTCGGATCGTGATGATCATCCATCCACCGTTCTACACTTCCGACGAGATCGTAGATCAGACCAGCATCGTCTTCCAAGAAGATGATCCAATCAGACTCGTCGGCTAGTGCGGCTTCGATTGCTCGCGTGCCATTACGATTTGGTGGCACAGTCGGATCCGCGCTCACATGAATCCCACGAACGGACGGAAATGTTAGCTGGTGCAACAGCATCGTCATCAGGCGTGCAAAGAGCTCACGTCGTGCCGGCACCGTGCGAACTGCGAACGAGAATGTCATGCCCACCTCGCGAAGTACGCGGCATGCTCACGCGCCCAGTCGTCATAGGTGCGCGGCTCAGTCAAACGTCGAAGCACGTTTTTCAGACTGGGCCAATCGTGCGTGCGATACGGGATCACAGGATGCTCAACACCAACTGTATGACTGATCACAGGAATACCGAGCGCGATTGCTTCGAGTGCTGGCACGCATCCGCCCTCATCGGACGACGTGTCAACATAGAAGTCCAACGACCGATAGAACGACAACAGATCTTCCATCTTGTCGCTGACTATCGGACATGGCCACCCAGATCCCCATGCTCGGACGTCGTACCCAGCGGAGATCATCTTCGCTACCAGATGCTCGCCCTTTCGCCCATCCGCATACGTTCTCCCAGCGACACCGAACACATATCGCTTCGTCGGATGGAAATCGCTTCTCACTGGCAGTTCAATCTTACACGGATGCTTCGCTCCTGCTTCTTGAAGATAACCGATCATCGCAGGATTGAAAGCGATCGCACCGTCGTAGAGAGGACCAAACATCGACGGACGAACTTGTCCGTGTGTGAACACACCAACGGACGGATGCCTTGTCGGAGGACCATACACGAACTGCTGATACTCGAGATCAGCATGTGGTCCGTTGATCGTCGCCTCGATCCCATACTGCGGCAACCGAGCCGCGAGTTCGCGAGCCAAGCGACCACCAATCCATGGCAGATCCGGTGGTGTGACGATGATGTTTACACGCATGAGTCGATCACATCGCAGATGTATTCGATCTCTTCTTCTGTCAGACCGTTTCCAGATGGCAGATACAACCCATGATGCCACAGGTATTCTGCCACAGGACAATCGCCGCGCACAGCTCCCAATTTCAGCAAAGATGGCTGAAGATTCATCGGGCAGAACATCGTACGAGTTTCGATGCCAGCTTCGTAGAGCTTCTCCATGAGAAGATCACGAGACTGCTCTTTCACCACGATGCAGTACATCCAATACACGCTGTGAGCCCATGACTGCTCAATCGGCAGCTGAAGATTGGAAATACTCTTCAGTCGTTTGGTGTACTCGCTCGCAATCCATCTCTTCCGATGGATGATGCTCTCGATTCTGTTGAACTGACCAAGTCCCAGTGCCGCCTGCAGATTCGTCATCCGATAGTTGTATCCGAGTTCCTCATGCAAGAACCGAGGACGACCGAATGCAAGATTTCGGAGAGAGCAAGCACGCTCATAGAGGTCGTGATCGTTGGTGACGATCATGCCTCCTTCGCCAGTGGTGATGACCTTGTTCGCATAGAAGCTGAAGCAGCCAAGATTTCCGATGCTGCCAACAGGCTGATTGCGATAGGTCGCACCATGAGCTTCTGCGCAATCTTCAACGATGAACAGTCCATGTCGTAGAGCTGAATCTACAACAGGGATCATGTCAACGGGATGTCCGTAGATGTGAACCGGAAAGATCGCTCTTGTCTTCGGTGTTATGTGACGTTCGAGCTGCGTCACATCCATGTTCCACGTGTCTGGTTCGCTGTCAATCGCAACGACAACGCCACCCTGTTGCACGACAGCGTTTGCTGTTGCGATATTGGTTAGCGAAGAGACCAGGACTTCATCTCCTCTTCGAATCCCAGCAAGAACAGCAGCAAGATGAAGAGCAGTAGAGCCACTAGACACCGCAATCCCATAGTCGCACTCACAGTATCTCGCGAATTTCTTTTCAAATTCGCGCAAGAACGAACCTCCAGAGCCAGACACTTCGCCAGCACGAAGTGCTTGTGCCACATACGACATCTCGAGAGATCCGATTTGTGGTTCGTGAACTGGGATCACACTGCCTCTCGAACAGTATCCTTCAGATGCTGTCTTCCGCCATTGGATCCGCTCGTCATCATGATGAAGGACGAATCTTCGAGTGCGGTGAGCTCATGTCGCTCCTGAGGATCGATGCGCACCAAAGATCCGTATGGAACGACAACAGTCTTCACCGGCTCTTTTCCATTCCGATACCGAATGCGAAATGATCCGTTGAGCACATAGATGAACGACGTTGCTGTCTTGTGGTAGTGGTTCCCACGAGCAGCACCAGCAACACACGTGAAGAACGCAACGTGTTGCACAGAACGACCCTCGAGAAGATCAGTGATTGATCCTCGATGATCCTTGAACGCAACGTCGCACTTCTGAATCTCCACAGGATCTCCTATCCGAGTGTCACTTCAACAACGAACTGACCAAGATTGCCAGCATCTTCGAACCCACCAGCCTTGACGATCGGTGCTGTGACCCCATCGTCCAACGTGATGATATCACGTGGGTCGATCGGATTGGTTCTCTGCTGCCCAGCATTCGCAGTCGTGTTTTCGACAGGATCCAAGAACGTCAATGATGCGACCGACATGACGAGCGAGCCTGAAGACGTATTCACTGCTTTCCGTGAACGATCCACAAGAGCACGACGTGGAATGGCAGCTGCGAAGATGTCAACGCCAGATCCGCTCTGTCCGATCCAAGGCTGATGTGTGACAACAGCCTGAAACGACTTCGTGATCGTATTGGCGATTGCCACACCAGCGCGAACGACATCAACGAGTGCCATTTCTTCCTCCAAGTGAGAAGAGTGGGCCGAGCGATGGCGCGATCAAATCCGATGTGGGCGACACCGGATCCAATCTACGCTCGGCCCACAACTAGAGACGACTACGGCGTGAAGATCTGACCACCCGACGGACGGATGGAAATCGACGCGCCCTGTTCACCGTCGACCGGAGCCTTCGGTGCGATGTTGGTCACGAATCCGGAGAACAGCCACACGGCGCCATCCGGGAAGTCGATCTCGTAGAGATCCTTCGTGCCATCAGCCCAGGCCTTCAGCAGACCCGTGCTCGCATCGTGCGTTGCGTCGCCAGACGGCAACCAGTTCACCTGGAACTGGAGTTCGCCCTTCCGCCTGATTCCGACGACATACGAATCGTCATCGGAATTGTGAGTCGTCGTTTCGATGGGCTTCCGCGACAGAGGCGGAGGCGTGATGTCGCGCAGTTCACCGATTGCAGTGGTGTTGCGCTTGATGATGGTTCCGTGGGCGGAGATACCAGCGCTCTCCGCTCCTGTGTTCGTAACGGGCATGTTGCGCTCCTTCCATCTTGAGTGCCATTGAGTTCTGTCCCGCGATCTCTATTGGCTGTAGAGCTCACGGCAAGCGGTCTTCAACTCTCCAAAAGGATCGTGTCTCCATTCTCCTGCAGCACATATTCACCAGTCTCCATCAAGATGCTGCTCAAATGAGCACCTGGTGCCAGATTGATTTTCCCTTCAACCTGGATGGTGACTTGCGCTGCGAGCTTCCCTTCTACGGGGATCTTTGGACTTACGTTCACCACTCGGCCAAGAAACGACCACGATGCTCCATCCACAAAAAACAGCACATACGAATCCAACGAATGACTCGTCCATGCCACGAGGAACCGATCGACTAGCGAAGGAATGAGAGCGATATCGAATGAAAGATTTCCATACGACCGATGACCAATCGCATAGACGTCGTCTTCTGATGAATGTTTGGTGTCTTCAACGGCTTTTCTTGTTAGAGCAGGAATGGTTACATCGCCCAGTTCTTCGACTGAGTCTCCGTTGAATGTGATGACCATCCCATGAGCACTCACAGCCATTAGGCACCTGCCGACGGGAGGAAGACTTCGTTCACGCGCCAGGTCCCGTCAACGATCGTGGGGTCTGCAGTATGCGGCAACGTATTCAACCGCAGTTGTGGCTGATAGCTGGGGTTCTCCTGACTCCAGTTGTCGTCGCCGCGCAGCACACCCGGCTCTCCGTGATACATCAGCACAAACATGGGAGGTGGCACTGCGGCGTGCGCATTCACGCGCATCTGTGGGCGGTAGTTATCCGGCCACTCATCTTCGATTGTCGTGACGCCTGGAATCGCATGGTACTGCTTGACGATTTCAGTCGGCAGCGCACGCCCGTCCTGGTAGATCCGCCACAAGGCATCCGGCACGCTACGAATCTGCTGAGGAACTCCGAGCAAGTAGAACCACCAGAACACCGCCGGTGCTACCACGATCGTCGTCGCCACTTCGGGCCACGCCACCACGAACGGAGTCGGCACACCACATGTCGGCCAACTGGCAACGAACGGCTGGCCCGTACTCACCGAGAACGGAAAGAATGCGACGGGCGGCATGATCTCGTAAGTCGCCATTACTCCCACCGCATGAGATACAAAGACGTGCCAGCAAAGCCTTGTGCGTCTCCGAGCGCCTTGCCGGGATACGTGTTTATTGCCACTGGCAAGTACGTTCGCGCTGCGCCGTAGTGTGTGAACGTCACCGGCGTCCACACAGTGAAATTCTCGGAGAACCCCATCATTGCGTTCATCAGCGGATTAAGGAACGGCCCGAACGTCGGTGGGAAGATCGGATACACCGACGTCTGCGCTCCGGTAGACCCACGACCGACAGACGGCAGTAGCGCCGGCGTCTTGTTGCTTATGTCCGTCACCACCGACACCTTCGAACCAATGACATGTGAATACGTTACGAAGTACTGATTCCCACCAACCCACAGCATGATCACCAGACCGAGATTCGTGTCCCGTCCCGAACCGTCCTTCGTCCGTTCCACCGCAAAGCCACATTGCACAGTAGTGGAACCAGCGAGGAACCCAGCGTCGTGCATAATCCAGAACCGATTCGTGTCACCTCCGTAGTAGGTCGGATATGGAACGCCGCTGCCACTGGTGTTTCCCGCATTGATGAACATGTCCGGAAGTGAAGCTGGCGCGTTCATAACACCAGACCCGTTCGTACTCGGCCCGAACGTGAGCCACAACCCTTTATTACTTGCTCCATTCGACGTAATGCCGTACTGGAGTTTCAAGAACACCGGATACGTGGCCTGAAGCGTGTCGTCCATGCGCCAGATTTCCCATCCGGCTTTCGCACCCTGCCCTGGCTTCGCCACCGTCGCCCAGTCGATGTGGCCTGCATCGTCAACGAAGACCCACCCGGCGGCAGTAAGCGCGGCGTTGACAGACAATCCCCACACGCGAAACTGGGCGTCGGTGGCTAGGTCTACGAGGCCGGAAATAATTCCCTTCATCACTCGTCTCGCATCAAGTAACACGACGCTGCAACCGACCCGCGCACGACCGATGGCATCGAGGTGTTATTGATGGGCATGTACAACTTCGTGCTGCCGTAGTACGTGAACGCGATCTGCACGCCAACGGTGATGTTCGCTTGGAAGCACACGAGCAGGTTGGCAAGTGGATTGAGATACACACCCTTCGTCAAGAAGATCGGGTACAACGCCACAGCCGACCCGCTCGCGCCCGTTCCCACAGATGGCAACAGAGCCGGGATCACCGTCTCTGTGGTAACGATGCCCACACCGAATGCGTAGTACATGACCTGGATGGTGGAAGCACCGTAACCGTTGACACACAGCAGCCCGTCAACACTGTCCGTACCGTCTGCGTTGTGGGTGCGCTCCAGCGAGAAGTACATGTTGTACGTCGTCGCTGCCGCATCGGTCCATAGCGAGAAGCAGATGCGATTCGTGGACCCGGACACCCGACTGACCCACGTCGCTGTCGCACTGTTATTGGTCGTCAGCAGTTGTTTACGCGTGATGACCGTCCCGGTCATGTTCCCCGCACCATCGTGCGCAGCTCCGACTGTGACCCAGAGCGATGGTGACGTACCGGCCGCTCCCGACCCGTACTCAATTTTGATGAACACGGTCGTGGTGCCCGTGTGCAGCGCATCCGAGAAGCGCCAGAATTCGTATCCCTTCGACGTATTCGTCGCTGCGCCCGGACCTGCGACGGTCGCCCAGTCGATCTGCCCACTTGCTTCAGCACCCGAGAGCTTCGTCAACCCGGCTGCGGCCAGCGAGGTAGACAGCGCCCCTCCCCACAATCGGAACTCCGCATCGCTGGATTGTTTCGGTGCCTGAGTGAATGTTGAGAGTGCCATATTAAATCACCTGCGTCGCGTAAAGGAACGTGCGGTAGACGCCACCCTTGACTTGCACGGTGTACGTGGTTGCGACATAGCAACGGAGTTCGAGATAGTCACCCGCCGCCAATTTCATCTGATACGTGGTGACCTGATTCCCTTCGAGATCGTAGGACAAACCACCAGCGGTCTGGAATGCCATCGTTCCGTTCTTGTACAGGCGCAGTGCAAGCAACCCAACAGCCGCACCGGATGGTCCCCATCCGATACCGGCGGTGATCACGTATGTGCCCGAATGTCCTGCTGGAATCGTCACACGCTTCGGGTTGACCGCGAGATCGTGCATCGCAAAGTCGTCGTGATCTTCGGCGTCAAACTCAATGTCGAACTCGACGTATAGATTCGCGACGCTGTCCGAGGCCATGTACACCAGACACGTGGCTGGTGGTGTCAACCCGCGAACCGTCGTCCACTCCATCTTCGTCGCGATGCCTGGATTGGCGCTGAGCACCTGCCCACTTGCCAACGGAGCGGGAACTACGGTCATTGTCCCGTTCGGGTCGCCAGCAAGCAACATCCCATCACTGATCGTTGATTTCCCAGTCCCACCATGCACCACCGCGAGCGGGACTTCCGGCATGCCCTGTGATGCTGCGGCTGCATTCGCACCAGCCGCGATGTAGACTGTCCCATCGTAGTAGAACGCAATAAGAGACAACGCATCGATGGCCGTGTCGATGACACCAGCGATCCCGCCGCTCCACACGACTGATGCTGGCCATGCGACCGTACGACCTCCCGATGCGTCTTGCTTGAACCGCAGTACGTATCGCGCGCCGGCCTTCGGGTTGACGAATGTCAATTCGACGTCGTCTGTGAGGCGAAGAATCTGCTCATTCCCGTCCTGCCAGTCGATCTCTTTCGCGGCACCCGAATCGCCCGCGTCGTACTGGACGATGTACGCGTGCCCGGCGATCTTGAGTGCGCTGCCGGCTTCGACCGCCACACCTGCACCGAGCGCATCCCACT